CGGGATACGGATTTTGAATCACGGGCCAGCGCAGAGAACATTGTGGGCATCAGCTCCACAAGACTTTATCAGATTGAGCGGGGGCTTCGCCAGCCGCACCGTGATGAATTGCTTATCATGGCCAAGGAATATGATGCGCCGGAATTGCTGGAGGCTTACTGCCGGGAGATGTGTCCGGTGGGAGCGATGTGCCAAAAGGAAAAAGAACTGGGGAAGGATGATACGTGATGGTGGAAGATGATATCAAAAAAATCCTCGAAAAACAGCTGCAACTGCTTTCCGAGGAGTGAAAGAGAGGTTATATATGATGGATATTCAGTTAGTGAAATTATTGCTTGTTCTCTATGCCGGGATTATTTGCTCGTGTGCAACGACACCGCCACAATTTATCGGAGGAATGTTTTGTGCAATATATTTGTGGTTAAAAATTGTTTATCCAATATGATGCTGCATAGCAAACAATCATCAAGAAGAGAAACGGCAACACAAAAGCTCTAAAGAATTCGGAGAAAATGAACCATTTGAACAAATGTTGAAGTTTTAGCTGTTTATGATTGGCTCTATAAATGAATCCTCGTCTAGGTAGCCCTAGTTTTCCTTGTAGGTAAGTTATATCGGAGTCTATACAGGTGCATATTATATCAAAAGACTCTTGGTAATTCTGAGCAGGTGCATCAAGTTGGTCAAGTATTTGGTCATTAACTAATAGCTTATCATTGTTGGCCAAATCCAATAACTGTAGGCGCAAATTTTCAAATGTATCGGGGGCAATCTTCTTATAAAGGTAGGGTTCGATTATAAAAAACGCAGGAGCTACAAAATTGCGAAGTTGTTTTTCATATGATTTACCAATAAAGCCGAATTGAGCACTCTTCAAGTAGGAAAAATATGTTGCCAGAGCAATTAATGCCGCGGGAATGAACGCAATGAGAAATGATTCCGTAAATGTCAAGATTGTCACAACCCTTCTGTATGTTGCTTGTTTGCTTACAGGTTAACACAAATAAGTATCATAATCAAATATATTTGCTCATTTAAGGAGAGAGAAATGAAGTTTTCAGAGTTTATGCGGAAAGCTAGGGGCGATATAAGTCTGTATGAGCTTTCCAAGCGTACCGGCATTACCGCCCAGCAACTTGCCAATTATGAACGGGGAAAGAGTCGGGCAACGGTCGATAAAGCCGCAGCAATATGCAGGGCGCTTAACGTGACTTATACGATTGGGGCATGAAAGGAGGTGGTCAGCATGTTCAAAAGCACAGTCCTGCTAAGCATAGCAGATGTGATGACGGTCACCGGCTATAAGCGGTCCCGGGCAGGCAGTATTGTGGCCAAGGTCAACGCTTACACCGAAAAGCAGGGGTTCATAACTCCCCGACGCGGGTGCTGCTACCTGAAAGCCTTTGCAAAGCTGACCGGGCTTAGCAAGCCGGAGATTTTGGAAGCGTTGAACAGAGAGGAGGCTGCTGAATGACAGAGCAGGACGCCCAGCGCGTTGTGGAACGTGCCGAGGGGCTTTACCACAGAGCCGTACAGTACGCCGCAAGCAAAGACCATGGCGCAGAACTGCGGTTCCGTGCAGAGAGGGATGCGCATATAATTGGGCAGATTCTTGGTAAGGAATATTTGGATGTGGTAGCGGATATCGAGACCTGTGCCAATAAGGAGGTTCAGTCATGAAGGATTTTATGGAGCGAGTCGAGGAGGCGCGGGCTCACAAACGTGGCATTGAGTCAGCCTTGAAAAAGTTTCTTGCGGGTACCGCCATTATCAGGGCCGCAGTAATTTGCGCTGGCTTTTACGATGGCGACCAGGTAAGGGTGGAAACAGTCTACACAGTACAGCCCGGGGATACACTGTGGTCGATATCCGAGGAGTACCTGCAGAAAAATACTGGCGGGCGGCGCTATATCATGGAATTCATGGAAGGCATCAAGGAGCTGAACCCGTGGATAAAAGAAAATAACTATGTAATTCATCCCGGAGATAAAATCCGGGTAAATTACTGGATAAAAAAAGAATCCGGCAATGTGGAGTAAAAACCACAGCCGGATTCAGACTGACAAGAAAAGCAAATGACCGCTGCGCTCTTAAAACAACGGCCAACATGCAAAGCTATGTAGTGCCGGACGCGACTCCGAAGCACCTTTTACCGCTATGATAGCACAGCCGGAAAAAATTGCAAATACTTTCCTTTTCGGCCTGCTAAATAGGGACCATTTACCGACCACAAAATAGTATTTAACCCAATAAGGACGCGACTCTATGAAAAAATATATTAAAAAGATTGTTAAAGCTGGAAATACTATCGAAGTGACAAAATACATCACCTCTACATTGGGCAGAAAAAATATTGCAGGTAAAAATCCGGAGCTGCCACCGGAAGAAAATATTGAGCAGAAAAAATGGAAACGGGCGGAAGATACCTGCAGATGGTATCTCAACGAGAATTTTCATCCCGGAGATTTGTGGATGAGGTTCAGCTATCCCAGAGGAACGAGAAAAGCACCTTTGGAAATCAGAGCAGATATAGAAAAGTTCCTTAGAAACCTGCGGAAACTTTACAAAAAAGAGGGGAAGATTCTCAAATACATTTACACAGTGGGGATAGGCAGCCGGGGCGGGATTCATTTTCACGCGGTTTTTTCAGATTTTGATGCACAGAAGATTGAAGAATTATGGCAGGACATTACCGGAACCGAGGAAGTACCATATCCGAGTGTAAATACCCGGCATTTGGATAGGCAGGGGCATTATGGAGATGTGGCAGCCTATCTCATCAAAAATGCAAAGGAAACCTACGGTACAGAAAATCAGATTTTCGGCAACCGGTACTGTGCCAGCCGCAACCTGTCCCCACCAAAAATAAAGCGGATAGAAGTAAAAGCGGGCGGCTGGGTAAAAAATCCAAAACCGAAAAAGGGCTATTACATTCTGAAAAATTCCGTTCAGGAAGGCAAAAATGAAAAAGGTTTCCCCTATCAATCTTATATCATGGTGCGGTTGCGGATTTAAGCCGTAACGTAATGCACAGAAATTTTCCACATAATCCACAGGAGGGATAAAATGCGCATAAGAAGCAGCTGGGGCGGAAGCCCAAACATTCGAGCAGTTCAGGGGGCGGTAAGTAATGCCCGCGGGCGGGATTTTGAAGATTATCTTGATAGAGCCTGCCAGCTATACCGCAGTATGGGGATAGCCAATATCGAAAAAACACCGGAGCCATTCAAATGCTTGAAGAAAAATAAAGGCGGGCGGGCGATTGTCCAGTTCATCCACCATGCCCAGCCGGATTATAAGGGGGTGCTGCTGAATGGTCAGGCAATCATTTTTGAAGCGAAATGTACCACAAAGGACAGGATACAGCAAAGTGTACTGACCCAAAATCAAGCAGATATGCTAAGAGATTATCAAAGGCTGGGAGCATATACTGCAGTATGTGTGGGTATACAGGATGAATACTTTTTCGTCCCGTTCCAGTATTTTGACAACATGGGGGAAATTTTTGGGCACAAGTACGCTACGGCAGATAATCTGAAGCCGTGGAAAGTGCCGTTTAACGGGAGCACAGTATTTTTCCTCGATAACTTATACAATGTGGCCAAAATAAGAGCGAAACCTTGAACAGAATAGGATGGAGCGTCTAAGGATGAAGGTATTTAAGAATTTTGACCCGTGGGCTTTTGGTATGGCCATAAGACCCCTGCCGGAATATAAAAAGCGGCTGGCGGTCAGAATGGTAGTTCGAGATTTGGACGCCAACCAGCGGGCGGCGTTGTTTCAAAAAATGGAACAAATCAGGAGGAGAAGGAAATGACAACGGAAAATGCAAGCAGCATCAAGGAGCTGGCAAAACAGAAAATCGAAAAGGAAATAATCAAGGAGACAGAAGGCGTTATCGATGCAGTGACCCCGCTGGGGCAAATTGGCATGGTATGCCTGTCGTGGTTAGACTATGCTGACGATGCGGCGGAAAGAATAAATCAGGAAGGTAAAACCTTGGCCGGAGCATTGAAGGCAATGCGAGAGCATGCCAACAAAGAACGGGGAAAAGAAATGTACTACTGCATGACTCCAGAGGCCGCCTTGGGGATCATTTTGGAGTATTTTGGCCAGCCGGACCCTGTAGGAGTTATCGAGGGCGGCTTCATGTATAAGTGTATGATGGACGCGGCTGCAGGTTTCCGGCCATACATGGATGCAGCCGCAGAGATTCCATCAAAACCGCAGCCGGTTGCGGAAAAGCCACAGCAGAAAAAATACATGTCGGCATTGGATGCGTTGAATCTGGAGGATTTTGGCTTATGAGCAAGGAGAAAGTACCTAAGACCGTTGCTGAAGTGCTGGAGCATTTCCGGCCATTAAAGCAGGAGCCGGATGTAGTGCGTATGGTTCGAGAGGAATTA